TTATCCCGGCTGCCCTGAATGTAGGCCAGCAGCACGGCGGTAGCCTGACGAACCTTGTCCATCAGCATGTCATCATCCGCGTCATGGTCGACACGCAGATGTGCCTTGATCTCTTCCAGTGTCAGTAATGCCGTCATTTTCCGCCTCCAGCATCCCGTCCCCGTTTGGCAGCCAGGGTCCAGCCTGATGAATGAGCTTCTCCGGGTTTATCACCGGTCATACTGTTGCAGTGCCACAGCGAGCCCCCCCACGTCACCGTATCGCCGGGGTGGTAGGTTTCACCGGCTCTGAACACACCGCGGTAGAGCATCACCGGCAGGGAAAATGTTTTTTCCGTACGCTGGCCACTGCTCTGCCGGACCACCACAGTGAACGACCGTTCGCCGGTCATGCTGACGTCAATATCGGCCACCCCGTCAACCAGGCATTCCCATCCCCGCATCCCGTGCGTTTTTTCATACGCCCGCCAGAGTCCGCCCAGGTGTGTGGCATACGTGCCCCGGGGAAAGGATTTTTGATCGTCAATAGCGGGGAGCACTTCCAGTGCCGTGGCATCACGCCCGTCCTGCGGAGCCGGAAGGGCATTCACCGCCTCCAGAACCGCCTGCTTCAGTACTTCCGGATCGTAATCACGACCATCACGCGGAGCAGGGATATGGCTTACAGCCTCTTTCACCATCTGCTCAAGCATCGGACGCACATCATCGGGGGTGATACTTTTGCCGTCCGCCGGTACCGGAATATTCGCAACCGCATCATTCACCGCCTGCTGCAGTACATCCGGATCATAATCACGACCGTCACGCGGAGCAGGGATATGGCTTACAGCCTCTTTCACCATCTGCTCAAGCATCGGACGCACATCATCGGGGGTGATACTTTTGCCGTCCGCCGGTACCGGAATATTCGCAACCGCATCATTCACCGCCTGCTGCAGAACATCCGGATCGTAGTCACGACCGTCACGCGGAACAGGAATATGGCTTACCGCCTCTTTCACCATCTGCTCAAGCATCGGACGCACATCATCGGGGGTGATACTTTTGCCGTCCGCCGGTACCGGAATATTCGCAACCGCATCATTCACCGCCTGCTGCAATACATCCGGATCATAATCACGACCATCACGCGGTACCGGAATGGTCCCCACAGCGTCATCCACCATCGCCTGCAGAACCGGATGTACCTCATCCACCGTCACATGCTTCTGTAATACCGCCGACAGGGAAGCCAGTTTCTCTTCAAACGCTTGTGCCTGCGCGGCCATCTTCTCCTCAAATGTGTGCTGTAAATCCGCCAGCACCGTGGCGAATTCTTCGCCCAGTGCACGAATAATGGACAGTTCCCGTTCCGTCATTTTCGCAGTATCCCCCTCAACATCGCTTTCAACGCACCATGCTCTGTTTCACTGATTGCCTTATTACCGTCAGATGCGCCGTCAGGCAGTTGGGCTGAAACTCTTTTCCCGGACGACGCAAACGGATCCTCACGGGCATCACGACGGGACAGCGCCTCCAGACTGTAGTTCTGCTGCTGAAGATACAGTGCATCACCGCCGGCCAGGGGCGGCAGGTTCTCACGTTTACGGGCCTCATTGGGCGTGAGAAGCGTATTTTTCACCGACTCACCCAGCGTTTTCATGCGCCGTTCGCTGTCCATTCTCAGCAGCGTGGTGACGTCAAACTCCGTACTCTCGTTTTCCCCCGTTTCCAGCGCCTCATCCAGTAACAGTTCAATGGACTCAATCAGCGTCTGCAGGCACTGGGAATAATACTGCTGCTCCAGCGCCTCCACGTTGTCACTGGAAGGTGGCTGGCCAACGCCAATCTTGTAGGCCGGGACACGGAACACCGAACAGACAATTTCAGCGGTCATCTTCAGTTGTTCCACCGTCTGCGCATCCACCGGTGAAAACGTCGTGGGGTTGTATTTTGCCCCGTTGCTCAGAATGGCCGTTTTCCCCGCATTTTCGCCGGTATACCCGCTGTCCCAGTTGCTCTTCAGTTTTTTCGCATTTTCTTCCGTAATACTGCCGGGGATCTCAATCACCCCGGACGGCCTGCCGCCATTTCTGAAAAAAGACGTCGAATTTTCCTGAATATGATGCCCCTGCGTGGCCGCCAGCCCGGCGGCATACACCGGCGGCAATCCTATAAGCGGATGAAAAAAACAGTTAAACCGGTCGTGGATCACTTCCCGGGCAGGCACCGTCACCGCCTCCGTGATCCCGCAGTTCCGGTCCGGCGTGATGCGATAGAACACCTCGCCGTCATCCGCCACCAGAGGTTCAACCCGGCTCCAGTCCAGAATACGCAGTTCTTTGATCTGCCCCCGGGAGTTACGGATTTTCAGCACCACCGTATTGCCGTGACGCAGTTTGGCGTTCAGCCACAGTTCAAAAAACTGGATACGATTCTGCTGTGCATTGGGACGACGACAGAGACGGGCAATATCCCCCTGCCGTTTTTCACGGCGGATCCCCTGTGTATCCGTCTGCATCAGGCGCAGCCGCATTTTGGCGATATCCTGGGATATCAGCGAAATGCAAGAAAACACCGCGTGAAAGGACAAAACGGTTTCCGGATCGGCTTTCACACCCTGCTGCCAGGCACCGGCAAAAGGCTCAGCCATCGCCTGAAACAGGGACCGCCAGCCCACTTCTCTTACGTCACGTCCTGATTTCTGGTTTTTTCGGGTTCGCCGCAAAAGGTTCCACATTCGCCATGCTCCGCATCACGTTTCTTTTTCTGACCTGCCGGACGTCGCGCTGTGATGTACTCCGCCTTCCCCAGGCGAACCAGCACCTCCGCACACGGCTGTGCCACATCACGGATATCCCCGGCCCGGGCATCATGCGTGCCCTGCAGATACTGGATTTTTGCCATCTGTTACTGCGGGACGCTCTCACCTCCCGCCCTCCTCATCAGACTCAGCCGCCGGACGCACTGCCGTAGTTCACACCGGTGATCACAGCCACCGCCGCAGTACGGCGACGACGCCAGTTGATCCAGCGCTCCGCACGGATGGCCACGCTGCCGGTCTGGAACATGGAAACCAGCTCCACCGGCGACGGTGTGGTGCTGTCGCCGCCCGGCTCAGACTGCATTTCCAGTGACGCTTCACGGGACATATCCACTGCCACACCGCCGTCATCCGCCAGATAAATATCCGGTGCATTCACCAGTACCAGCTGGTCACCCACATACTGGGAGACAATCACCGGAAGCCCCTGAAAGATCCCGCCCAGCAGGGTCATGTCCGGATATTCCTTCTGACCCAGCGCATTTTTACGCATGGACAGCGCCAGGGCATTGGTGCTGGACATCAGCCAGACCGCACCAGTGGGCTGCAGATTTGCCGTCACAAACTGGCCAAACGCGGCCTCGGCATCCGCATCCGGGTTACCGGTTGATGCCGTGCCCTTCACATCATGGGTGATGGACGCCGGGGAGACATCTGCCACTGCAGCTTTTTTCGGGTCCACAAAGTCTGTGTCCAGACGCGCCACCACCGCTTCTGCCAGCGCATTACGGACCAGCGCATCAGCTGCCGGACTGGAAAAACGGATCAATTCTTCCGTCAGTACCGCAATGGCCGACACCTTCGCATGACTGAAGGTGATGGATTCAAAATCAAACTTCGTCAGGGGTTTTGCCTTACCCTCCCCCACCCAGCCGGCAGCACCGCCGGACACCTGGGCATGCACGCGGATATTGAACGGCACCTGACGAAGAGCAGGGATCCCGCCCTGACCAAATCGCCCGATAATGGTCTGAGGACGCAGGTAATCAATAAAGTCCTGTGCGTATTCCTGATATTCAGACAGGCTGCCTGCCCACTGTGGGTCCGTGGTGGTCCCTGCCCCCACCGCCGATTTCAGGACATGATGCAGACGGCTGTCATCCGGATACTGACGACGGGCCACTTCCAGGGCTTCAGAGCGGACACCTTTAGCCGCGGCCAGTGATTTGGCAAAGCGGGCGAAACCAATCCCCTTCTCCAGTTTCTGCTCAACACGGATCACCGGCGCTGAAGCCACCGTGGCCACATTCCCGTTACCGGCCTGTTTCACCGGCTGTGCCGTGGCGGCCTTACTGGTTTCCAGTTCACGCAGACGCTTCAGGTGCGCATCCACCTGACGGATTTCCGCTGCGGTGTTGTCGTAGTGCTCTTCCTCTTCCACATCCAGTGTGCGGCCTTCCTCTGCGGCTTTGTTCATGATCTCCTCAAGGGAGGCTGCCAGCGCCGCACGCTTGTTTTCAAAACTTTTAATCTGTTCACCAGTATTCATTGCTGACTTTTCCTTATGAAAAGAGGTTATTGACTGTGCCGAAGCGCCGGCAGAAGATGCGATTTTCACCACCGGTTTCCGGTTGCCGGACGCGGCAGAAAACGGGCGGTCGAAATATTTAATGGTCCGGATGGTGCATTCCGCATTCGCGGGCACGGTGACGGCAGACACCTCCATCAGCTCCCAGCGCAGAAAATGCAGTCCGCCTCCGTCCAGATAAGTGTATTCATGGGGCCGGAAGCCCACAGAAAGCCCCCTGACCAGCCCGGTCTTAATGGCAGCCCAGGCCTCATCCAGCCGGGCTGCCATCTGGGAGGGCATCCCCGGCTCCGGCTTCACCAGCATTGCCGTGATTTCCAGCCCTTCCCTGACCCGACGCACCGTACACTGGCCTACAGGGCGGGAATGGTCATGCTGCCAGAGAAACGGGATCGTACTGCCAAACTCCGCCCCCTCCGGCTCCAGGATGTCACCATCCCGATCCGGAGAAGGCGTTGACGCAATCCCGGTGATCACCCGTTCATCCTCACTGAAGGATTTCACCGTCAGCAGGGAACAGGCCCGTTTAAGAGTCACATCAGCCTCCTGAAAATAAAAAAACCGCCGCAGCGGTTCATGATGGTTACAGGGTGAGCAGGGTTATATGAAAAAAACCTCATACGCTTTCTTTTTCGGTTCCGGATTCAGGGACATCAGGGACACCGCATTGAAGAGCGCCATCAGCGGGTCAATTTTTCCCCGTCCGCTGGCCTGTTTGGTGATAAGAATGGCGTTACCTTTAGGCTCCACCCGGGCATTGCCAACGCACCAGGCCATCAGTGGCTGACCACCATGCACCAGTACTCCCTCAGCCAGTTTGCGCTCGGTGGTTTTTATGGCCCCGCCCAGCTTCCAGCCCTGGCTTATCCCCACAACAATTCCGTCGGGGATCCCGGCTTCCGCCAGTGAATCCAGAATCTGCCCCACACCTGACGGGTCAATACCGATATGCTCCAGTAACTCAGCCTCATGAATACGACGCACATACTCCGCCACTTCCGCCGTGTCATCCCCGACCCGACGGACAATCGTCATGTCTCCACAGGCCACAAAATCCTGAAACCGGGATGCCTCACTCTTCCGTCTGACCACCGCGGTTTCATGCGCCCAGGCATGGCCCCAGCCCAGCCATTCGCGGGTTTCCCTGTCACGGCCAATCACGTACATTCCCAGCAGA